CGAAGTCCCTTGGATTTGAATGGGGTGGTGATTGGTCTGGATTTGTAGACAATCCGCACCTTCAATTTAATTATAAAGGTTATGGAACTGATACTTTTGGAAAAGGAGCTAGTACTAGTAATTCTTCTAAACCAAGCGCAAACACAAACAGTTTGGGATTAGTTGATTACATGAATATGAATAAACTAGATTCCAGCTTTGCGAATCGTAAAAAACTAGCGAGCAGTTACGGAATCAAGAACTACACTGGAACAGCTTCGCAAAATACAACTTTATTAGCGAAATTAAAAGCAGGAAAACCACACACACCAGCAAGTTCAAATAAAAACACATACTACACAGAAAACCCCGGAAAAATAAAAACTTTAGTACAGTGCGACTTATACAATTCGGTTGACTTCACCGAGAAGCACAAAACAGGCGGAACATTTCCGAAAGGAACGGTCTTCACGATTTCGGGAATGGCGAAAACAAAGGGAGGTACACCTCGTCTAAAAACAAAATCAGGGTACTATATTACTGCTAACAAAAAATTCGTCAAGAAAATTTAGTTTGATGCCCTCGCGTTTGCGGGGGTTTTTTACATACTTTTATGATTTTAAAGTTACCAAATAAGTTACTATAAAGATATCCATTATTGTATCTAAAATATTTACCAAAAAAATATTTTTTTCTGAAATGGAAACTACTAGTTTCAAAAAGGGGTCACAGAAGAACCATGAGGGGTCAAATTCGTCTTTTTTTATTTGTTTTGAGTTACAACGTGTATCTGTTTAAAAATCTCCTATTTAGGAGATACAAGAACATCGTGCCGTTTGACCTATTTTGACGTTTGGTTTTTCTGTCCGGAAAAGGGTTTACTTTTAAGCTAAATGTGTATAATATGTATTGTAAGGACTAAAAACTTGGAGGGTTCATTATGGCTACTAAAAGTTTTCAAACTGATTTTAAGTTTTCTGCTAAAGCTGGTGAAAAATTAGCAAAAGCAATTGATTCATCTCGAAAAGTAGATTTAAAATCTACTAAGGGTTCAAAGAATATAAAAAATAAAGAGACTATTAATAGTATAATGTCTTCATTTTTAACGAAGTAGGTGGCTAGATAATCATATGACACTAAACATTATATCCCTTTCAGATTTATTAAAGTCAGATTCTACAGAGGAGGAAATAAAAATCCTCCTCTCTTCTTTTGAATGTAAATCATTATCTCATGGTGCAAGTGATGTAGAAGATTTTTTGCATAATAAAGCGATTTTTTTTGAACAACTGGACATGGCTCGTACATATATCGTGATGTCTACATACAAAAAGGTTCATTTCGTTGCAGGATATTTTTCAATTTCAAATAAACCTTTGATAATTTCTAAACGAAACTTTTCTAATATACCAAACTCTTTGCAGAAAAAGCTAATGGGTGTTGGGCACAAAACTAAAATGCACAATTATGAGATTAAAAGCTACTTGATTGGTCAATTAGGTAAAAATTATAATTCGGTAAGTAAAAAAGCAAACGCTGCTACCGGTAATGATATATTAGGATTAGCGTATGAAAAAATTAAAGACGTACATGCTATTGTAGGTGGAAGAATTGTATATATAGAGTGTGAAAACAACATAAAAATTATTAAATTTTACGAAGAAAACGGGTTTAGGCTTTTAGAAGATTACGAGTCACCAAATAACTTGAGAATAATGGTAAAGAAAATAGAACATTTATAGCCCCTAACAACGCGTTAGGGCTTTTTTTATGCAAAAAACGCCAAGCATGTGCTTAGCGTGCATCACTTATCCTTAATCATTCCCTTCTGATTAATTTTTCCCTCTATAATTAATTTTTCAAGTTCCTTCAAATCTTCCAACGTAGCTTTATTCTTTATAAAAGAACGCGCAGCTGAACGAGATTTTAAATAGTTTGAATGTTCTTTGTTCTTGCTTTGCCATTCCTTATTTGCTTTCAACTGCGCGTCAGAGGTCGTTTTATTCGTCATAATTAATCACTTCCTATTTTTTATTAAATATACTAAACAAGCTAATGTAGTCAGTATAGCAATGATGGTCAATGCTGTGTTCTGAAAGTAACTAGCGAGTCCGTTAACGCATATAACAATTAATATAACCCAGATATATTTATTCATAATTTATGAAAGACGTGATATACTTTTAATAGAGGGAGGGGAGTTTCACCCCTCTGGTCACTTGTCCTTGTTTTTGTCTCTCTTGCGTAATGTTGTCAGCGCTACTACAAGAGTGATAATTTCAAGGACTGTTTTTATTTCCTCTAAAACATCTTTCACTTTCTCAACTCTTTCTATATTTATATTATAATACATGTATTATATAATTGCAAGTGTTTTAAAAATTTGTGGCATGATTTGTGGCAATCGCATTATAAATGGCTATGTATCAACACATATTAATCCCTCTCAGGACGTTATAATAGTAATGTGAATAAATCTCTGAAACGTTGAAAAGCCTTGATATTAAAGGATGAATGGACGGTTTGGAGATTTTTTAATATCTTATAATACCCGTTTTATTCCGTCATTTTTGTGGTATTTGTGGCAAAATTTGTGGTATTTTCATCTGTTTTTAGTGTGAAAAAAGCATCTACTTTGGACTGATTATGTTGACGCAAATTAGAACTTAGATGACTATAGTATTTCAAGGTTGTATTAATATCATCATGACCAAGTCTATCAGCTACATATATAATATCCATTCCAGCTTCTACGCATAGACCTGTATGCGTATGTCGTAGCTTGTGTAATGTCACTGGTTCAGAATTAATTGTATTACATATCTTCTTCAAAGCTTTATTACATGACGCGTTGTCAATGGGCTTATTGTGGTAAGTGATGAATAATAACATCAACGGATTCTGTATATCATGTTCTTTCATATAATCAGTATGCCATGTAAGATAAGACTGTAAATATTGAACAGTAGAGTTATCAATATAAATCACACGTGATTTTTTTGTCTTGGTATCAATGAATGTATTAGTGTACTTATAATCCCACGCTTTATTGACTGTTATAGAACGTTTAGCGAAATTAATATCTTTCTTTGTCAGTGCAATAATTTCTTCAAATCGCATTCCTGTTTGAACTGCTAAAAAAATAACTGCTCTTGATATAGAATGAAGTTTTGCAAGCTCTTCTAATAATAGATGTACTTTATCTGTTTCTAAATATTGCGCTTTTGTTTTTGCCACATCATGTCCGCTTATATGAGCGCCTATGGCTGGGTTTTTCTTCATGTAGCCTAAATGGACAGCTTTATTAAAAATCGCTCTAATTTTGCGGTGCCGGGTGTCTACAGTGGATATTGCATAGTCTACAGATAAATGATTAATAAATTGTTGATACTGCACAGCATCAATCGAATTAAGTTTAATTTTTTCATCGAAATAATCAACGAACTGATTATAAGCAAGATCATATAAATTAATTGTAGATTGACTGCTTTTTCCATCTTTAAAAGTTTTCATGAATAATTCGTAAAACTCTTTGAATTTCCACTCTTTTAAAGAACTACTATCATGTTCAGCTTGTTTTAATAATTTAGACGCTTTATACATTAAGTTTGTTTCACTTGTATCTGTCAAACGCTTTTCTTTCCATTCACCGTCGACTTTGATGCGCAAACGAACGGCGTATTTTCCATTTTTTAACTTTTTAATTTTCATTAATAGCACCACCTCTTTGATTTGGAACGTATGTTCTTTTGAAGGGTACAGCAAACTATGTTAAAATATATTTGCATACTCCTATGTGTGTATTTGAAAACGCTTATCTCTTGCGGGGAGGGCGTTTTTTTGTTATTTAAGTGTTATTCTTGCATCATAATCTTTAAATGAATCTTCTTCGTAATTATCTGTTTCATAACTAGCAGACCAAGTTAGTCGTATATCTTTTATATCAGATACATCATTTAGTGTTGGTAAAACATATACTACTGCACCATCTTTACTTACACCTTGCATTATTTCTCCACCAACATCGTCACTTTCAAACATTGAAGCTTCTATTTGTTCGCCATTTGTAACTAATACTCCTTGTTCAGGATAAGTATTGAAATCAATCTTACTAGTATTGTTAATTTCATAATTAACAATAACTAGCCCTTCGCCTTCCTCACCATCTTCTTCAAGTTTAGCAGGATCTACTTTAAAAACAGATACTGAACTTATTTTTGTTTGCAAACCTTTCCAATCTTCACTCCAAGATGTTGCATAGTCTTCACTATCAATAATACCACTATCAGTTTCTTCCTCCATTGTTGTTTCATCTTCAGTCAAATCTTCAGACTCATTTGTGGTAGAGGTACTTTCTTCTTTGCTTTCTTCCTTTGCACTATCAGATGAATTTCCACATGCTGTTAGGCCAAAACTAAAAACAATTAATAAACCTGCTAACAATAATAATTTTTTCATCCCAATTCTCCCTTTGTCAATTTTTATATAAACACATTTGTGTAAATACCTAACAAGCAATAATCTGTATACTACTTCTAAAAATGATAACATATCCATTGCACTCAATCGTATTTCCATACTTACTTCTATAATATTCAATTGAATGCTTTAAAAAATCTTCGGTTACTTCTAAAAACTCTGAAACCTCGTAGTACTCAGTAAAACCTTCATAATAAGCATCAATAATTTTACGCAAGGGGACAAGTGATTCATATCCCCAGTTCCTTGCAAGCTTTTCCTGTTTTCTATCATTAACTGTATTTTGATTAATAATATTTCCAGCGGTTAAATTATGATGTCCAACTTCCTCCGCTAAAGTGCAACGCATTTCAATATCACTTTGTCGAGGATTTACGAATATTCTACTATTATAATATAATCCTTTATGAAATTCCTGCATATTTTTGTCTTCAATGATAGTTAGTTCAGGATATCGCTCTCTGTATTTATCTAACCACATAAATCCATCTCATTTCTTATTTATATTTTTGTTGAATGAAATCAATATACTCAAGAATTTTTTTCATATCTTCTTCTGTTGCCGCGGGATCAATGTGCGCCGCAAGTGTTGCCGCTTCTTCTGTAATTTCGTTTCCAATTTGAGGATTGTCGGTTCTTCCTAATAAATAGTCCACAGATACATTAAAGTAATCAGCAACTACTTGTAATCTATCCACGCTTGGAGTTCTATTTTTCCATTGATATATTGTATTATCGGGAAGTTCTAATTCATTTTCTAACATAGTAACGCTTATTCCTCTTTTTTTACAAAGTTTTTTTATCACTTCTAACAAAGTCATGCCAACGATTCTCCTTAACTTAGATATAAAATCTAATAAAAATATTAGTAAATCTATTGACAACTAAAACATTTATTAGTATTATATATCCATAAGCTAATTATTTAGCTAAACGAGACAACAAACAACCCCATAAAATATCGTTCCCCAACGACTAATGGCTTTTGATAAGGCTTGTTTAACTATGGATATATACTAACAAATATATTAGTATTTGTCAACAATCTGCTAAATAATTAGCTAATAAGATAGAAAGGAGAATGATGTAATGAAAATACCTAAAAGACCAAACTTTAATAAAAGACCATATCCCTCAAATGAAGAGATTGAAGAATGGCACGATTTCATAACATTCGTATTGACACGTAGTTCGCTTATAGTTTCGATAATTTCATTGATAGTTGTAATTTACAGATCCTGATAAAATAGTCCACTGTTAATCAATGAGAGCGCAGCATATAAGATTATTAAACAAATTATAGAAAGGAGTGATGGAGAGGTGAACAAAAGATATTTAAAAAGAAAAAAAACCAACATTCAACAAATTGAAGTCGGTCTTTACAAAAATTATGAAATTAAAGCTAAGTATGGAGCACCGGAAATTGACCTAAGCAAAGTTAAAAGAATTGTCATAGTCTTCTAAAATAATTTAACGCCTCATCTAAAGCCTCTTGGAAGCCAGGAGTACCAATATTAGAAAAATAATCCCTGATTTCATCTTCGCTTTTGCTTTCTGTTGGGAAATTACCATCTAGTTGAACATCATGAGCTAGATCGCCTAAAGGACTATTTTCGCTAAGGTAATAAGTTATTAAAAAATCATAAAAAGTCATCTCAATCACCTCCAATCAAAAATAATTATATCACGTGAAAACCAAAACAAGAAAGGAGCAAAAACATGTCAGTAGAACATCAGCGTTTTGCGGTTGCAGTATACGCAAAACTAAAAGCAATAAATATGAAACAATCTGATTTAGCAAAAATGTTAGGTATTAGCAATCCTTATTTGTCAGATATTATCAATGGTAAAAGAGATGCATCGAAAGTTAGAAAAGAAATTGCGGAAATTTTAGAAATAGATGTTGATTAAAATAGAAAGGAGAATAAGAAAATGGGTCGTCCTGTGAAAAATAAAAACAGGCATGTGAATTTCCTGTACGGTGTATGGACGTTAGAAGATTTTGCGCAAGCTAGTCCACGAAGTTATGGATGGTGGTTAGATAACATTAAAGACTTTCCAGAGCTTGCAGAATTTAGCAATTGGGCTACAAAGAATCAACGTGAAGCGTGGGCATTCGATGCAGTAAAAGCAAATGATTGGCTGATTAAAAAATTTGTATATAAGGAGGTCTGAAAATGATTGATGAAGTCGAAATACTACTTGCTGAAATACGAAAATACGACCCAAATTACGTTCCAAAATCGGTTGGAAAATATTTGCTAGTTGAACTTCAATCAAGGCATTTAGATCATCAAATTAAATATAAGAAAAGACCCAAGTACAAGCATAGATTCGCGAATTCGATTGAGCGGCATTGGTAAAAGAAAAACCCACAGGTATAAATAGTAAGTTAGAGCTTACTAAAACTGTGAGTTACGAAATAATATTTAAATTAATTATATCACAGATGTGGAGATAAGAGAATGAAAAAATCAATCAAAAAACATGAAAACACATTATTAATTTATCTGTTTTGCTTACAAATCGGCATGTTTATATCAGTAATTTACATTTTACTCGGATGGTTTCAATTATTTATGAAATGAGGTTTTAAAATGAAAATATTACGATTTTTCGGGCTCATAAGTATTGATGAGGACGGAAAAGAATACATTGAAAAATCAGACATAAATACAGTAGTATGCTTAGCTTTGACTGTTTTAATCGCATTTGTGGTCTGTATAGGAAGTCTGATACTAAATGGCTGAATTAATAACGATTATTGCATTGATTCTTTTGCTAATGCTACTTGCCAGAGGTGATAGAGAATGAACGTAGAAAATCCGCTAATAGTTGATGATTTTTGGGACGATGGATTCCGACATTGAAAGGAAATAATTTAAGTGAAATGGAGACCTACAAAATGATAAATAAAGTCATGCTTTTATTAATAATATTAGCAGCAATCTTTGGAAATATATATTTTTATATTATTAACAGGCAGTTGTCACTTACCTATTTGATTTATTCTCTTTTAATATGTACTGTTATGACTTTTCTATTATTTCTCGAATAATCGGTAATACTGATTGTTCTAAACAATTTGTTAGTAAATTTTAAGAAAAAAATAGGAGGTGTTTAAGTCAATGCAAAAAAAGCAGAATCATATGGAACTTATGGAAGAAATAAAATCAATAAAAAAGCTTTTAATAAAAACAAATAGCATAATTGCCGACGAGTTCGATTATGAAGAACATTTAATTGATTATATGGACAAACTTTTTTATGTTAACGCCGGCGCTCACCCTGACCAAATCTATCTTGTAGGTAAACTTAATGGCGGTAGAGAGCTTCATGTACCACTATATCGAAGTTAAAAGTTTTACGTGATGTGATTACTTGAAGTTTATTTTCGCCTACACGAACTTGCCCTTTATCATAGAATTTGAAATACAAGTAACCTCTAACTGACGAATAAGGGTCGAGTTTGATTATTGGCTTTAAAGTATACGTACCAATGGAGCATGGCAGATTTAATAATTAAAAATATGCCTATGCATAAAAGTTACTTAGAACCATTTTGCGGTTCATGTGCCGACTTATCAAAAGAGGACGACAGAGAAGGGACTAAGAGTTATTAAAATGGATTAGGAGGAAGCGGAATGAATCAAGCAGAACTAGATGTCGTTATAGAAAAGCATGAGAAATGGTTACGTGATGGACATGGAGAACGTGCAGATTTAAGTTATGCAGATTTAAGTTATGCAGATTTAAGACGTGCAGATTTAAGACGTGCAGATTTAAGACGTGCAGATTTAAGACGTGCAGATTTAAGTTATGCAGATTTAAGAGGTGCAAATTTAAATGGTGCAGATTTAAGTTATGCAGATTTAAATGGTGCAGATTTAAATGGTGCAGATTTAAGAGGTGCAAATTTAAGTTATGCAGATTTAAGACGTGCAGATTTAAGTTATGCAGATTTAAGAGGTGCAAATTTAAGTTATGCAGATTTAAATGGTGCAGATTTAAGAGGTGCAAATTTAAATTGGATTAATTGGCGGGATGTTGTCAGTCTAACTGTAATAGCTGTACAAATTAATACTACGAGAAAAAACAATCAAATCACGTATATCAAAGAGCTGGAAATCTGGACGACTGGATGTTTTCAAGGAACTTTAGAAGAATTGAAAGATTCTATTGAGCAGACTCACGCTAGCAATGACTTTTTAAAACGTAGATACTATCGCGCGATTAATTATATTTTGACGGAAGCGGATTTTGAAGAGGATTTGGAGGAGGAAAACAATGAAATTTAAAAAAGGTAAAGCGAAGTTAGCGGAGAGGGACGAGGTGCAGACGTGAAAATATTAGACGCATGTTGCGGTAGTCGGATGTTTTGGTTCGATCGCACAAATAAAAACGTCACTTTTATGGATAATCGAGAATTAGAAACAGAATTATGCGACGGGAGAAAACTGGTTGTAAAACCAGATGTAATTGCAGATTTTAGGAGTATGCCATTCGATACCAATTCATTTCACTTAGTCATTTTTGATCCGCCACATTTAGTGAAAGTTGGCGATAAATCGTGGTTGGCCAAGAAGTACGGGAAATTAGACCAGAAAACTTGGCAAGAAGATATTGCAAAAGGATTTAGTGAATGTATGCGAGTTTTAAAGCCGAACGCCACATTAATTTTTAAATGGAATGAAGGGCAAATAAAACTAAGTGAAATATTAAAAGTAATTGATCACGAGCCACTTTTTGGCAATAAGAGAGCAAAAACGCATTGGTTGGTATTTATGAAGGAGTGAGAGCATGACAGAATACGCCCTCTACAAAGGCGACGATCTGTTGAAAATCGGTACATTAGACGAATTAGCAGAGTTTAGAAAAGTAAAGCGTGAAACTATATTTTTCTACGCTACGCCTTCTTACAGAAAAAGAACGTCAGAGAAGGGACTAAGAGTTATAAAACTGGATTAGGAGGAAGCGGAATGACAAAAGATGGTACAAAAGAAGCTCTTGCAGAGGTAGGGGTTACTCGAAAAAATCGACTGCTAAGAAAGATATGTCGGCATAAGGATAAAGAGATATTTAAGGATACATCCTATGACGGGATACAAGGTGAAAGGCGTGTGGTGGTTTGCAGAAATTGTGGAGAATTAGTTTCTGATTTTATTGCAAAATATGAGGGTGGCGGCTTTAAATGAATATAATCAAAAAAGGTGACCGAGTTCAGACTGTAACGGATACAGAGTGCAATAGGGCGGAGAGAAGGAGGAAAACAATGAAATTTAAAAAAGGTGACAGAGTAGAAGTTATTTGGCGAAGTGAGTTGCATCAGGGCTTGGTAGAAGAGGTTATTGAATTAACTGACGAATTAACTGACGAATTAATGGTTAAATTAGCTAAGACGCCCGCGATATATTATTTATTTAAAAAAAATCAAGTTAGCAAAGTCGAACTTGTGAAAGTGCCGAAATTTGTAGCTGATTGGATTGAGTATTGTGAAAAACATCGTTGGGGATTGTCTGAGGCTTTAGAAGATACTTATGAAAATAGTTGCATGCCCGAAGAAGTAACGGACTGGCTTGCAGATTGTCATGAAAATCAAGAGCTTTTCGCCCGTGCTTGGATGGGAGACTACGAGGTGGAAGAACCGCTATATTATGTGAAATTAGGTGATTCGGGATTGGACTATCTGAATGTTGACGAAAGAACCGAAAAAAAACATGTTTCTAACAAGGAGCCATCACCAAATTTCAGAGTAAAATTCACAGAGAAAGAAATTAAAAATATGAACATAAATTATTGGGCATTTAGAGTGCCTGTTGAAGATTTGGAGGAGACAGAATGAAAATTGTATTAAATAAATGTTACGGGGGATTTGGACTATCCATTGTAGCAGAGTTTCGTCTGTGTCAACTGAAAGGAGTAAACTCCCGTGATTATGATTTTGATGTTTATAGTAAGGAGGACAGAGCCGACCCAGATTTGATTGCTACGATTGAAGAGTTGGGAAAAGTGGCTAACGGTCATTATTCTGACCTAAAAATAGTAGAAATACCAGACGGGAGCGACTTTATTATTATCGATTATGACGGGAAAGAATCAGTTATCTGTGGAACTGATCTAGGGGAGGCGTGACAAAATGACTTTAAGAGAAGCGTTAGCGAATCATACGCGATTTGTCATGTTCTGTGGCACATGTGACTGTGGAGAAGCTAAATATGATTTGATTGTTGATGGTGACTTGGTTTATCCACCTGTACATGAATCAACTATTAGGGAAGTGAATCCGGAGTTATTAGGAGGACAAAATGAGTAAAATTCATGAACTAAAAATATTGTCAGAATACTTCTGGGACATCGCAGAAGGGCGAAAAACGTTTGAGATTAGAAAGAATGACAGAAATTTCCAAGTTGGAGATTACCTGATTTTAAAAGAATTTAAAGAGGAAAAACATACCGGATGGAAGATAACCGTAGAAGTTACCTACATCACAGATTATGAGCAAAAAGAAAATTATGTGGTGATGGGAATAAATCCATTGAAAGGGAAGGTGCAAGAATGGGAATAAATATTTCTTTATACAGTTATGATTATGAAGCACTTGTGGAAGGTATTAAAAGCTATACAAAAGCGGAAAATACGGAAGTTATCAGACGAATTCTTCTAATGGGCGGAAATGTCATAGGTGACAAATATATCATTTTAAACAATGAGCTTTGGGAGGATTGCGATTCATATTACAATATACCGGCTGTTTTAGAGCATTTGTATAAAGCAGACGATGTTTTTGGGGAAATCTTCTGTACTTTTGACGATAGATTTGGCAGCGAGACCCTGATTAGTGGCTGTGAGCCAGAAGAAATATTGTTGGAGGTGGCGACATGAAACAAGGGCAATGGATGTTAAACGGTAGTTACGGTGGGCGATGGGAATCAATCACATATTTTGATACAAAAGAAGAGGCTATCAAACACGGTATCAACTTGTTAAAAAAGTATAATCACAACACGCATGACGAAAAAACTCGCAATCAAGTGATGAATGATTTAACTATATATTCATATTACAATGAACTGATTTATACTTTTTTTGTTGGTGAAATTGAGGAAATAGCGTTTCCAGACGAAACCGACAGCCTGCTAGAGAACATAGCAGAGCGAGTATATGACGTGGTTGGGGAGTATTCTGAGGGCTATTTAGACGATGTAACAGAAGAACACAGAGAAGAATTACAGAGTTTTATCTACAGGTGGGCGAAACAGCGTGGTTATTTACCTGAGTGCTTCCTAATAGGGGAAATAGGAGAGATTGATATAAGAAATCTTGAAGAGGTGAAAGAATAATGTGCGAATTTTGTAATGTGGATGTAAATAAGAGGGTTAAGAATATAAGCGATGAGAACGACGAAATGCAGTTGAATAAAGCAAGTCAATTAGAAGTTGCAGCAGGCTGGCAACATGGATTTACTTATGCTGAATTTAATATTAAGTACTGTCCGATGTGCGGGAGAGGATTGGGTTAATGAGAGCAAATGAATTATTTGAGTTTCTAAGCGGTATACCTCAACTAGAACACACGAAAATAATTATCAAAACCGCAGAAGGCGAGTTTTTAAAAGTTACAGATGTTTCTATATCTCAAACAATACCATGTTTACCTTACTTGGAAATAGAAGCGGAAAAATTGGAGGAAGACGATTGAAAACACAAGACATTAATTTTCTAAACAAGTTACAAGAAGAACTAAACACACAAACGAACGACGGTAACGCTTCACCTGTTTTTTGGGTGATTAGGCAGTATGAAGATCAGATTACTGATTCGGATTTTGGCGAGAAGACACTATATGCTCATAGCGATGGCGATTGTTCGGAATTTAAGACGTTAGAAGATTTACGCTTCTTTTTAGACGAGGAACTCGATGCAATAGAGGAACTCGATTCAATAGAGGAACTCGATTCAATAGAGGAACTCGATTCAATAGAGGAACTCGATTCAATAGAGGAACTCGATTCAATAGAGGAACTCGATTCAATAGAGGAACTCGATTCAATAGAGGAACTCGATTCAATAGAGCATTGCGAAACGCTAGACGAAGCTTTTGACATTATTTTGGCTGACTACAACGACAATGGTTACTTTTACAGATATGAAGCGATATCGGTAGGAGTTATACAGCCAGATACGTTATTTATTACTAAAAAAGAAGCACAGCAACACATTGAAAATAATCGACGCCATTACAATTCCACGGTTCATAGATCGGAAGA